CCGGCAATCCCGACGCGCAGGACAGTTTCAACTGCAACATCGCCATCGCCGACGAAATCCACGCCTATAAGTCGCCGAAGCAGTACAACATTATCAAGGAGGCCATGAAGGCCTACACCAACAAGCTGATGATAGGCATCACCACGGCGGGAGATGACATGACATCGTTCTGCTATAAGCGCCTGGTCTATTGCAAGAAGATTCTGGACGGCACCGTAAAGGCTGATGCCGAGTTTGTGTTCGTCTGCAAGGCCGACCAGGACGAGAACGGAGACGTCGACTACACCAGCGCGACAGAGCACGAAAAGGCTAACCCATCATACGGCGTCACCATCCGACCGGCTGATATCATGAACGACGCGCTGCAGGCTCAGAACGACCCGCAGCAGCGCAAGGACTTCCTTGCGAAGTCGCTCAACGTCTATACCTCGGCCATGCGCGCCTACTTCAACCTGGCTGAATTCCAGAAGTCGGACGCGGCATGCGCGGAGAAGCTGGGGCACGTCGGCATGAGCGCGGCGGAGCGCGTTGCGGCGGTCGCGAAGCTCCCGGTCAAGTGGTACGGAGGGGCAGACCTCTCCAAGCTTCACGACCTCACGGCCTCCGCACTGGTCGGGGAATACAAGGGCATGTGCATCATCGTGCCGCACGCCTGGTTTCCGGTGGTCGCCGCGCACGCCAAGGCGGACGAGGACAATATTCCGCTGTTCGGGTGGAAGGACGATGGCTGGCTGGACATGAGCAACGCCCCGACGGTCAACCACGCCGAGGTGGTCGAGTGGTTCAAGGCGCGCAAGGCGCAGGGGTTCAGCATCCGGCAGGTCGGACACGACCGCAAATTCTGCCGCGAGTATTTCATCGGCATGAAGGCAGCGCATTTCCGCGTCGTGGACCAGCCGCAGTATCACTACAAAAAATCCGAGGGCTTCCGTTACATCGAGAAGAAGGCCAAAAACGGCGAGTTGTATTATCTCGGCGCGGAACCTTTTGAGTATTGCGTCCAGAACGTGCGGGGGATAGAGAAAACCGACGACCTCATTCAATACGAAAAGGTCGAGGATACGCATCGCATAGATGTGTTCGACGCAGCGGTATTTGCCGCAGTTAGGATGCTGGAAGACATGGAGAAATCAAGCAAGGCAAAGGAGTGGTTCGGTTGAGCAAAAAAAAGCGGCCCCGCGCGGCCCCGGCGCAGAAGCGCACGGATACATCGGGGCTGATATGGCTGACTTCGCCAGACGCTTATTCCGCGTTGCTGGGGAGCGGATATACCCGTCTGGTCAATTGCCCGGAGATACAGACCGCGGTCAACCGTGTGGCCGACCTCATAAGCTCAATGACGATCCACCTCATGAGCAACACAAAGGACGGGGACATCCGCATCAAGAATGAGCTGTCCCGCAAGATAGACATAAACCCGAACCGCTGGGCGACGCGCAAGGCGTGGATGTATAGCATCGTCCGCAACATCATGCTGGACGGCGACGGCAATGCGGTGCATATTCCGCATATTGGGGCGGATGGGCTGCTGGAGGATATAGAGCCGCTGGATATGAGGGCGACATCCATCATGGACGACCCGGTGGGCTATGGCTACTACATCACGCATAAGGGCAGGACGCTTCAACCCGACGAAGTCCTGCATTTCATCGATAACCCCGACCCGCAAAAGCCATGGCGCGGAACGGGATACAAGGTGCTGCTTAGAGATATTGCGCAAACGCTGAAACAGGCGCGCAAGACCAAGAACGATTTGATGGCTTCGCCGATGCCAAGCATCACGGATGGGCGCAAAAAACTAAGCGAACAATTCCTGTCCGATTCCGAGAATGGTCGGCCTTGGATCGTTCCGGCAGACATGCTTGACGTAAAGGACATAAAGCCCCTATCCATACATGACCTTGCCATCAAGGACGGGATGGCGATTGACAAGCGGACAGCGGCGGCAATCTTCGGGGTGCCGCCGTTTCTCGTGGGCGAGGGTGATTTCAACAAGGATAGCTACAACAACTTCATCTCGTCCGTCGTGCTACCGAAAGCGCGCGGCATCGAGCAGGAGTTGACCCGTAAGCTGCTCTTGTCACCGGATTGGTATTTCCGGTTCAACCCCCGCTCGCTATATTCCTACAGCCTGACCGAGATCGCGGAGGTTGCGTGCAACTATGTGGACCGAGCCATCATAGACCGCAACGAGGCGCGGGACTGGAGCGGCTGGACGCCGAGGGATGGCCTGTCCGAGCTGGCTATCCTCGAAAACTATGTGCCGTATGCCAAGATAGGCGATCAAAAGAAACTCGTGCAGAAAGAGGGTGGTGAAGAATGAGCGAATGGCGGCCAATAGAAGGATATGATGGGCTGTATGAAGCTAGCCGAAGCGGAAAAGTGAGGAGCGCCAAAACAGGACATATTTTGGCGACATCAATCCGCGCCGGTTATATGCAGGTTGGCCTATCTAAGAGCGGAAAGCAATCTTGGAAATTGCTTCATCGCATTATAGCTCAAACTTTCCTGCCCGCGATTGAAGGAAAGCCCGAAATAAATCATAAGGATGGAGACAAGCTCAATAACTGCGTTGAAAATCTTGAATGGTGCAACCATAGCGAGAACCTGCGCCATGCTTATGAAACGGGCCTAAGAATCCAGGACACATCAGCGCGAAGCATAAGGTGCATATCTCCGGACGGGCACCAGCTCAAATTCCCATCGATCTACCGAGCGGCGCGCGCCCTAAAAATCAGCCAAGGCAATATCTGCATGGTATGCAAGGGAAAACGGCCGCTTGCGAGCGGCTATTCATTTAGTTACGCAAGCGAAAGGTGGTGACGACAATGCCGAATGACAGGCTGGCATGCCAGACGCGGTCCATGCATACGCAGTTCCGTGCCGAGACCGACGGCGATGACAAATTCATAGAGGGATACTTTGCGGTGTTCGGTTCGATATACGAGCTTTGGCCGGGCGCGACCGAGAGCATCGCGGCGGGTGCATTCGACGGCGCGCTGTCAGACGACATCCGGGCGCTCATCGACCACGAGACCCGGCTGGTGCTGGGGCGCAACAAGGCGAACACGCTGGAACTGCGCGCGGACAGCCGCGGCCTTTGGGGCCGGGTGAAGATCAACCCATCCGACCAGGACGCGATGAACCTATACGCGCGCGTGGAGCGCGGCGACGTCGACCAATGCAGCTTCGGGTTCGACATCCTTGAGGAGGAAACGGACTATCGCGAGAACGGGACCGTTCACTGGACCATAAAGCGCGTGAAGCTCTATGAGGTCAGCGTGGTCACGTTCCCGGCCTACGTGGATACGGCGGTCACCGCCCGCAAAAAGGACTACGAACAGATAAAAGCCCGTCGGTTCCAGGACTGGCGGGAGAGGACGAAAGCGAGGTTAAAAAAATATGGCGCTTAGACAACTGGTGTTGCGCAAAAAGATAGACGAGCTAAACAAACAGCTCGTTATTTTGCGCGAAAAAGACGCTGAATTCGAGACCAGAGCCGCTGCGCTGGCTACGCGCGAAGCCGAGTTGGAGGCGGCGTTGGAGGAGATCACCGAGGAAACGCCCGATGAGGACCGGACAACGTTCGACGAGAGCGTGGCCGCGTTGGAGGCAGACCAGAAGGCCCTTGAAGAAGACAAGACGGCCAATGAAACTGACAAGGCAAAGCTGGAGGCCGAGATCCAGAAGCTGCAAGCGGAGCTGGACGATATATCGGAGCGGACCAAGACGCCGCCGCCCACGCCGCCCGCCAATGCAAATCCCCAAACGAGAAAGGATGATATATCGATGAACGAAACTGCAACCCTGCACACCCGGCGCGCCCTTGCAATCCTTGGATCGAGCCATCAGGAAAGGGCCGCATTCGTGGCTCAGCCCGATGTAAAGGACTTCCTGCAGCGCATCCGCACTATAGGGGCAGAGACCCGCGCGGTCACAAACGCCGAGCTGGGAATCCCCACAGTAATGCTGGAGCTTCTGCGAGACAATCTTTACCGCTACTCCAAGCTCATCACCAAGGTTACCGTGCGGACCGTAAACGGCAAGGCGCGCCAGAACATCTCCGGCGCGGTGCCCGAGGGCGTATGGATGGAGATGGTTGGCGCACTAAACGAGCTGGCCCTGACATACAACCAGGTCGAGGTGGACGGCTACATGGTCGGCGGGTTTATTCCTGTTGCCCGCGCGACGCTCGACGACAGTAGCGACATCAATCTGGCAGCGGACATTATGGACAAACTCGGGCAGGCTATTGGCCTTGCTCTTGATAAAGCCATTCTCTACGGCAAAGACATCAAAATGCCGCTTGGCATTTTGACCCGCCTCGCGCAGACATCCCAGCCGTCCGATTGGTACGAGTACGCCCCGGCGTGGACGGACCTGCATGCGTCCAACCTGCTGAAATTTGACCCGTCGAGCATGACGCCGGAGACCTTCTTCGCGACACTCATCACAAATCTCGGCGTAGCGGAACCGGACTACGCAGTGGGTGGGACATTCTGGGCAATGAATCGCAAAACACGCATGGCTCTGCTCGCCAAGGCGGTCACATTCAACGCGGCTGGAGCACTGGTGGCGGGCCTGAACAACACCATGCCCATCGAGGGCGGGGACATCGTCGAGCTGCCGTTCATTCCGGACAACGATATAGTCGGCGGCTATGGCTCGCTCTATCTGCTCGCCGAGCGTGAAGACGCGATGCTGGAAACGTCCGACCATGCCAGATTCACACAGCATCAGCGGGTGTTCAAGGGCTGGGCGCGCTACGATGGAATGCCGATATTCGGAGAGGCGTTTGTAGCGGTCAACATCGCCAACAGCAACCCGACGACCTCTATACTGTTCGCTCAGGATATTGCTAACACGGTAGCGACGCCTAAGGCCCTGCCCATCGCTGGGACTTACTCTGGAACGCAGATTGTGGCTCTGACATGCGATACGCCGGATGCGCAAATCTACTACACCGTTGACGGCTCTGAGCCTGACGCAACCAAGACGGCCTATAACGGCCCGATCACCGTGGCGGCAACGACCACCATCAAGGCTATCGCTTACAAGACCGGCCTGACGCCGTCTGCAGTGCTGACCGCAGCGTACACCATCACTGCTTAGAGGTGACGATATGGCTAAGGTGCTAAAGCCGTTCGCCGGGCTTGGCCGTATGTGGTGCCCCGGAGACGAAATCGACCCCGACCCCAAAATTGTCGCGCGGCTGGCGGCGGAGGGCCTTATTACTGTCAGTAAAGCGCCGTACGCCGGGCCGGAAAAGACGCCGCCTGCCAAGCGCGCCGCGAAGAAGCCGGAGGGGAAGTGATGCGGCATGGCATATACCGCAGAAACCGTACTTGGAATCGTGAAGGCGAGGCTTAACCGCCTCGCCTCCGATACATCGCTCGACCCATATCTGACGCAGCGCATCGCGGCGGCAGACGCGGAGCTTGCACGCAAGGGTATCGCGCTGGTCGCGGACAACTTGGACCATGAGGTATTCCTTGCTGACTATGTCGCATGGCATTACCAGAACCGGGATACGTCCGGAGGCATGCCGGAATGGCTGCGGCTGCGGCTGCGCGAACTCTGGCTGAAAGGGGCTGTACCAGATGATCTTGGATAAGGGCGTCTGCTCGGTCTACGAGGTCGCTAACACCGCGCCGCCCGGCGAACAGCCTGTGGAAGGCTTAGAACTGCTGACCGAGATGTGGTATGGGGAATTGGACTTTGAGACGGCCTCGGCCTTTCAGACCGAGGACCAGGCGGACATCGAGATAAGCGCCCGTATACGCGTGCTGCAGGACCGGCGTATCGACAGTAAGAGCATCATCAAGCTCGCGCCGCACGCGGCAACCGGGCAGCTCTATGAGGTCAGGCGGGTATACCACGGGAGGGATGACGATAGCGGGGAGCTTATAAGCGATATCAGCCTTGTAAAGGCGGTGAGCGCCTATGCTTGACCTTGACCCTTTCCGCGACATCCTGCTTTCCGCTGACCCGAACATCACAAAGTTCGATGGGCCGGGAACGGGCGACTACACGACGTGGACCCCGGGCGGCATTGCCCGGGAGCTGTCCGATGACACGGGAGACGACCAGGTGCAGCGCGTCTATGTGGACCGCTACACAAAGATAGATAAGGACCCCATCGTGGACGCAATATGGTCCGCGCTGGAGACGGCCGGCATCCCGTTTGAGTACGAGCGGGATTACGAGAACGAAACGAAATACCATCATCACATCTTCACCTGCTACTATAACGGGTGAAGCCATTTTTGGGAGGGAAAAACAATGGCATATGTCGGGAAACCGATTGGCGCGCGCAATCTGACCATGTGGCCGATACTG